ACATACAAAACATTCTAATATTATGTTGAATATTGGATCATTAATGACGAGTATTTTGTTAAAAGAAAAATCTATTGATTTGAGATGGAATATTATTGCACAAAAAAATACTGGAACAAAAATAATAGGTGCGGATATTGGATTGAATACAGCAGTAAGTTTATCAGATAATCAACAAACTATCTCTTGTAATCACGGACATAATTTAAAAACAATTTGTAAAAAGATTTCAACTAAGAAAAGAGGGAGTAAAAATTATAAAAAAGCAGTTGCACATAGGATTAATTATATAAATTGGTCTGTAAAGCAATTAAATTTAAATGGAATTAAATTAATTAATGTAGAAAGTAACAAGAATATAAAACATAGTCGAAGATTATCATCATATTTAAATTCTTGGTCTTGGCGAGATATAAATTCTGCATTAATAAATCAATGTGAATTACTTGGCGTCCAAGTAAAACATAACAAGAGTTATTATCGTTCTCAACGATGTTTTTCTTGTGGTTACGTACATAAATCAAACAGGAGCCAAGAAACATTTGAATGTTGTCATTGCGGTCATACCGATAATGCAGATTTGAATGCGGCTAAAAATAATAGTATAACTTTGTTTTCTATTAGTTATGATTTTATGGCATTAAAATTAAATCGAACTGGTTTCTTTTGGGGAATTAATAGTTTATTTGATTTAAATGGTGAGGAATTAGCAGTTTCTCATACAAAAAAGAAAAAATAATTATGTATTGTTTTTTCTAACTGTTGTGGGCAAGTAAATGGCTTTTTATTTTCATATTTAATTTCAGTAAAACCATAAGAATTAAGCAAATTATCAACTTGTGTTTGATAAATATTGGCTTGAGAAAATAGGAGTGATGATAAAAAAATCATCACTCCTATTATTACAATGATTGTAAGGTTATGCATTCTTGGTTAGAATGAAAACTTTTGCAGCATCAATTGCTTGCTTTTCTGTTTGAAAACCACTTCGGAAAGTATTGCTGACTGAAAAAGCATAATTATTTCCAAGATCAAAAACTTCAATCATACGATTATTAAAATAAAGAACCGTATTGCTGGTTTCAAATTCTACATCTGACATTTTAATAACTCCTTGTTGGTTAGAAACATATTTATACTAAAATCCTTAAAACATGTCAACATAAATTTTATCTTGTAAGATATAAAGTGTTTCAACTGTTTTTGATCGAAATTTTATTTTTATAAAATAATAAGAGTTTGTTTGGCTTTGGCTACCAAAATTTAATTGTAATAAATTTATGGATAAATCGTTTGTATTTAAACCATATAAATTGTTAATAATATCATATGGATCAGATGTTTTTATTGCTGTTATGTTTTTAGTAAAAAATCCATATTCGATGTTTAAATAGTATTCTTGTTCGCGTAAAGACAAATCTAAATTATTCATGTAAATATTCCTATAGTTAATGGGAATTATACAATGAGATTAAAACAATTACAAGAAAAAAATATGCCTATGAATAGAAAATCAAAAAGTCGAACTGATTTTACATGGGGTTTTGAATTTGAAATAGCAGTTAATCAACGTTATATGGATAGTGAATTTGATTATCCAAATTTTGATGCAGCAAGAGATGCGTTTGATGAAAATTTTGATGTTGAACGTGCAGCAGAAAAAATATGGGAATATAAATTTATTCAAATTCTTCAAGATTATAATTTAAAAGATGGTTATGATTATTCTGAAAATGATTATACAATTATTGATTTAGAAACGGATGAAGAAATTGATTTAGAAAAATGTAAAACATTCAGAGAATTACAAAATTATATTGATGTTGAAGCCGAAGATATTGTTGATAGTGATGAGCAATTTGGAGAATGGTTAGAAAATAAAACATATTATGATCCAGATAATGATAATGTTTTTGAACAATTAAAATATTCAATTGAACAAGATTTAGATAATATGCAACTTCCAGAACAACCAGAATGGCAAATAGTAGAAGATACAAGCATTAAGCCATTAGGTGTTGAAATTGTCTCGCCAATTTTAAATTCAGATGAAGCTAAAATTTCATTAAAAAAGATATTTGATTTTATAGAAGATGATGATTATTTAGAAACCAATCCTTCTACTGGATTACATATAAACGTTGGTACTTTTTCAACAGATGATATTGATATATTAAAATTTATGGTATTTTTTGATGATCTTTATGTTTTAAAACAATTTAATCGTGAAAATAATTCAAAATACACTCGCCAATTAAAAGATAAAATTGAAAAATTTATTAAAAAAGATGTTAAAATAACATCAGAAATAGATAATAAATCATTTAATGATGATTTATTAAATTTATTTGATCAAAAATACCAAAGTGTTAATTTTTTACATTTAGAAAATGAAAATTATTTAGAAATTCGCGCTCCTGGTGGCGTTAATTACGAACAAGATTTAGATAAAGTTTTAGCTATAATGAAAAGAATTGAATTGGCTTTAACTGTTGCAATGGATGAAAATTTATATCGAGAAGAATATTTAAAAAAATTAGGAAAACTATTTAATTTTGATGTTACAGAAAACTATTCAGAATTAAATAAATTTTTATCTAAATCAAATATTATAAGATTAATTAATAATCGTGAATTGGAAGCAGTATTAGAAGAATTGTTTTTTGAAAAATATTCAGTTCAATTTTATTCTTTAATATTGTTTATAAAGTAGCAAACAAATAATGATTTTATATTTTAATTTTGATCAAAATGGCGATTATAAATTAGAAGAAAATTCTAATTTTGCATTACATTTATATGATCAGCACGCCAAAGAATTTTATGATCCTAATTATCAACATAATGTTATGTATTGTTGGATAAAATCACAATTAGAATTAATTAAAGAAAAATATAAAAGCGCAGTAATAAAATTAGAATTAACAAAATCTAGTGCAAATTACTATTATATGTTTGTTGTAAATATAGTAGATGAAACTGAACAAGTATTATGGTTGTTACAAAAATGAAAAGTATTGAAAATTTTACTAAGAAAATAAAAATGGCTAATTCTTCACGATCAAAAGAATTACGATTAACAATGGAAGAAGCAGTTGAACTTTGTGCTGACTTAAATTTATTGTTAAAAAAACAGTTGGAAACTAATGTTCCAACTGTTCAACAAACTGTAAAATTAAATGGTGGAAAATTTTAATTTATTTTTATTTTTCTAATTGCGTGAATTTCATCATTCCAAGGACGTTTATGTTCAAGTATAATTTCAATTGGTTCAACTGTAAGTATTTTAAACTCATAAATTTTAGTTGCAATTCCGCCAATATTATCAGAAATAATTGTTTCGTTTGTTATAATTTCTATTGAATTTTCGGGATAATTTATTTCCCATAAAAATCCACTACTAGAAAATTCAGGGAGAGAAATAGAGAAAATTTCTCCAATCTCTCCTTTTAAATTATCATCGTTTTCAATATAACTCATTTTGTAACTTGTTTTCCATTTTGATCTACATCAGGTGTTTCTTCAAAAAATTCACCACGATCAATTGTAGCAACTACAGTTTCAATATCTTCTAATTTAATTTTACCTTGTGCGTTTTTCTTACCTTCAATAGTTTCAATAGTAATATCGCCTTTCTTTTCACGATCATTAAAGCTATCACCTGTAACGTTTTTATTGCGTTGGGTAGTATTTGGATTATCTTTGTTTTTACTCCAAGGATCGTGTTTATCCAAACCTAAATGTTCAGCAACAGTCATGTTCATATCAAACTCTTCAAAATCATCTGAGTTTTCATGATTGTATTTTTGATTGGCAATTGCCATGCTTTTAGGCCAAAGTTTAATATTATGAGATTTAATAAACGTATTTCGTTCATTTGCATTATTAAAATCCCAAACATAAGCACGATGAACAAATTCTTTATATGCAAAGTTATCGCTTGGATTAATTAGTTTGCCGTTATTAGCGGAAGCAAAATTGTCTAATTCTGCCAAACTATTATGAGATAAAATATATACGCGATTTTTTGATTTATAGCCTTCGATCAATTACTGACTCCAATCATGTGAAAATTAAAAGTGTTAGAACGATTTTCTAAATTTTGAACATTAATAAAATATGTTCCTGGTTCTAATGAAATAACATATTGCGTTGAAGTAGGAACTTTGTCAAGCGGTAAATTTTTATCTATTATGGCAGTAACTCGGTCAATGTTTTTACTTAAATGCCATGTTTTTTCAGCTTCATCCAATGAAAAAATTTGCTGCCCCCAAGGTTCATTTGAAATCCAAGTTAATAATGAAAAATCTTGAATTTGTTGTAAAGGTTCTTGCCAAATTCTCAATGCTAAAGAATAATTATTTTGTAAAAGAAATGGTATAAATGTTCCATTGTTAGGCAATAATGTTTTTGTTTTACTTTCTAAATTTGTTTCATCTACATTGTTTGGATAGTTATAATACATTTTTTAATTCTCTAATAAGTATAAAATTTCGTCTGTTTCTTTTTTAAATTTTACTTCAATAATATTTTCAATATAATTAAAATAATACTTGTCTTCAATTGGAGCACATAAAATTATATTATAAATTATATCATATTTACTTATTGCAAAGTTTCTAATTAACATATAATATATGTTTCTTTTAATATCGTCTTCGTTATCGGTAAAACTATATCCCATAGTTTTTCTACACGGTCGTTTTTCTATTTTAAAAGTATCAATGTTAAAATAATACTTCTGCATTGTTAATTCTCCAACCAATATAAAATTTCATCTGTTTGGTTATTAAATTTATATTCAATATAAAATCTAATTTCAAAATTATTATATTGTGCTATGTCGCTATGTAATTCAATATCCCCAATATCTAATAAGTTTTTTGTTTCAAATTTACTTAACAATATTTCTTTAATTGAATCAAAATTGTAAAATTTATCATTAACTATTCTAAGTATTGGTTCTTTTGATAATTTAACCGGATGAGCATATGTATCAAGATAATACTTAGTCATTTAATTGACTTAATACCCAATCTTGTTTTTCCATTAAATTATCAAAACCACCAACATAAACATCGTTTACAAAAATTTGTGGAACTGTTGTTGCATTTGGATAATTAGGCATAATGTTTTTAATAAATTCATTACGATTTTCTTCAATACTCAAATCAATCTCTTCATAAGAAATATTTTTTGATTTAAACCATGTTTTTGCTTTTACACAATATCCACAATTTTGTTTAGAATACATTTTTACTTTCATTTTTCTTCTCCTAACTATATATTGCTATGTAATTTTATTACATTAAATATTCTTTACCATATCTAGGTATTAATACATCTGGAATTTTAATATTTCCATTTTCTGTTTGATAATTTTCTAAAATTGCAATTAAGGTTCTCCCAACTGCTAATCCACTTCCATTTAACGTATGAACAAATTCAGGTTTTGAATTTTTTGTTCGTTTAAATCGTGCATTCATGCGTCTTGCTTGAAAATCCCCACAATTACTACAACTGCTTATTTCACGGTATTTATTTTCAGATGGTATCCACACTTCTAAATCATATGTTTTTTTAGAAGAAAACCCGATATCACCAGAACATAATAACATTTTTCTATAAGGTAATTTAAGATTTATTAAAATAGATTCAGCGGAGTTTGTAATTTCTTCGAGCATAGCCTCGCTATTTTCTGGTTTTGTTGCTGCAACTAATTCAACTTTTGCAAACTGATGTTGTCGGAATATACCTTTTTGATCTTTTCCAGCAGCGCCTGCTTCTGATCTAAAACATTGTGTTAATGCAGCTAATTTTTTAGCTGCATTATCTAAAATAGTATTTGCAAATAAATTGGTTAATGTTACTTCTGATGTAGGAAGTAAATATTTATTTAAATGTAAATTTTCTATTTTATAAAGATCATTTTTAAATTTTGGTAATTGGCCCGTATTAAACAATGCCTGTTCGTTTACAATAACAGGCGTATTAACTTCGGTAAAACCATTTTCAACTTGTGTATCAAGCATATATTGTCCCAATATACGCTCTAATTTTGCTAATTCTCCAATTAAAATAGCCGTTCTATTTCCTGAAATTTTAGTAGAATCTTCAAAATTAAATAATGTTTCAATCATAGATATTTTATAATGTGGTTTAGGTTCAAATGTAAAATTAGTTTGTACTAGATGTTCATAAATAATGACATTATCATTTTCGTCTAAACCAATAGGTACACTGTCATCTAAAATATTGGGTAGTTCATAATATAATTTTTCAAAATCATTCTTATATTTTAATTCTAACTGTTTTATTTCAGAGTATTCGTTATTTAATTTATTATATTTTTCTAATATTTTGTTGCGAATTTCGCTATCCTTCATTAATAATGAAAGTTTATTTTTTTCAGCATTTTTTAAATTGATTTGTGTTAATAATTCACGTTTTTTAATCTCTAAATCAATCATATCTTTAAGAGGAAAATTTAAATTTCTTTTTTTAAGATTTTCTTCAATTATTTGAGGATTATTTTTAATTATATTAATATCTATCATATCTATAAATCCATTTCTGTTTGCCTAACTATATATTGCTATGTAATTTTTATTATCAATTTCTTGAAAATATACACCAAATTGGTTTATATCACAATCAATTAATTTATCATTATGTTTTATTGTTACTTTTAAATCATTACCATAATAACCAGGAACTTTAATTTCTGGTAAATTAATATTCATTTGTTTTGTAGTATACATTTCAATGGGTGTATCAATTAATTTGTCTAATTTAGTTGTTTCTTTGTTAAAGAAATTTTATAAAAAATTTCGCATTTGTTTCTCCTATAATTTATTTAATTTTGTAAGTACCAAAGACCTTTATCGGGTTCATTCAAACCAATTGCATCAAAGTACAAATCGGGATTTGGGTGTTCTGTTAACCAATAATTAATATTACTATAATAACATTTACCATTTAAATAATAATTTTCTGTCCCATTATCGTGAATTTCGGCGGGACCAATCAATCGATGTAATTTAAATCTTTTTTCACACCAAATTTTTTTGCCTGTAATTACATTTTCATAAGCTGGTGTTTGTTCATTGATAGAAGAAATTTCATAAAAATCAATATTATCATAATTTTCAGTAGTATATTTTTTACCATCAATGTAATAAATATATTGATAGTTTATATTATTAATAATAATATTATTATTTTTATAATTTTCAATCATTTTGTTTTGAAAGTTTTCATTTTTATTATCATGATCCATAAGCCAAGTATAAACATCAGGATAAAATCTATTATTTACCCAAAATTCAAAATAAGCATCTGAATAAATTTTTGCTGGTCCAGTTAAACGATGATAAATTTCGCCTGTTTCGCACCAATATTTTTCACCTGTTTCTAAATTTTCAAAAGCAGGTGTATTTTCGTCTGGTGAAGAAATTATCCAACGATTAATTTCATGATAATTTTCTGTTATAAATTTTTCACCATCAATATAATAAATATATGTCATTTGTTTTCCTTAATTTTGTAAGTACCAAAGAACTTTATCTGTTTCTGTAAAAATACCAATTTTATGAAAATACAAATCGGGGGTTGGGTGATTGTTAATCCATTCTTTTACGGTTTCATAATATTTTCCTTCTATCCAATAATCGCAACCTGTGCGATGTATTGATGCTGGTCCTGTTAATCGATGCCAAAATTTTTCTTTTTCACACCAAAGTTTATTACCCGATATTGTATATTCAAGCGCTGGTGTATTTTCATCTGGTGAAGATATTTCATAAAGAGGAATATTATTTATATTCTCAGTTGTAAATTTTTCACCATCAATGTAATAAACGATCAATATTTTAAAAATCCTTGCTTAAATTTATGCTTTATGTTTTCTTCCATACCTAAAGAATTAACGGCCAATAATAATTCTGCTTTAGCTAATTCTAAATCTAATTCAAACCATTCGTTTTTAATTCTTCTAAAATTATTTTTCTTATGAAATAGTTGTTCAATTACATAAGCATTTTCTTTTGTTAAATTATCACTCGCCCAATATAAAGTCAATAAATTTGGATTGCCTGTTTGCAATTCTCGCAAACGTTTTTGGCAATCCTCACTTATTCCTATCTTTAACCGAGTAGGACTATCACCTATAATATAAATTCGCATTACAAAACAAAGTCTTTAAATGTTTCATCTGTAATGTCATTTACAACCGCTGCAATCAAATAATTTTCAATTTCGCTTTCTTGAGGCGCAACTTGAAGATTTTTTGAAGTAAGCCAATTGTCCATCCAAGGTAACGGATTGGTTGTTTGTGCATTTATTGGTAAAGTATATCCTATATTTTTTGCACGACGAACTGCAAGATATTCTAAGTAATCGCAAAGTAAACGCTCATTTAAGCCAATAATGGTTCCTTGATTAAACAAATAATTAGCCCAAGCTTTTTCTTGTTCTAAAATATCCAAATACATTTGAATTACTTGATCATGTGTTTCTTCTCGAATTTGTTGATAATCTTTATCATTTTCGCGTTCAATCATGTAATTAATAATATTAGTAGTTAATGCAAAATGCACGTTCTCATCTCGTGCAATTAATGAAAGAATTTTTGCTGAACCTTCCATTAATTTATTTTCACCAAACGCAAAGGTGCAAGCAAAACTTGCATAAAAACGTAAACCTTCTAAAATATTAACATTTATCAAAGCCAAATATAAATGTTTTTTTAATTCGTATAATGAAGGTGGGTTGCTTGAATTGCGTTGATTTAATTTTTCAATTAAATTATCATAATAAACAGTAACTTTTTTAGCTCTTTCTAAAATTGCTTGATCGGTAATAATTGAATCAAAGATTTCAGTTGGATTTGGATATAAATTTTGCATTATATAAGAATAACTTTTTGAATGAATTGAACCTTCAAAAAAATTCCAGGTATTAATTGCGCCTTCTAATTCAGGAATACTAACAATTGGTAGGAAAGCAATTGCTGGCGCTCTTCCTTGCACACTGTCTAATAATGTTTGATATTTTAAATTACTGGTAAAAATATGTTTTTGTCCCTCAGTTAATTGCATATAATCATTGCGATCTTTTTGTAAACTAACTTCTTGTGGACGCCAAAAAAAACTTAACATTTGTTCATTAAGTTGTTCAAATTTTGGATATTTAAATCGATCAAATCTTTGAGAATTTAAAGTAGAACCAAAAAACATAGGTTCGTTTGTATAATCGATTTGTGTTGTGTTGAAAATTTTGCTCATTTAAATAATCTCCTATTAAGGTATCTTATTTAAATGAAAATGAAATTTCAAAATTTAATTAAAATAAAAAAGGGGAGAATTAATTCTCCCCTTTAATTTTGCAAGTAAATGATTTTAATTACGGTAGAACTTTAGCAGGCCCAATTAGCATACAATTTTGGTTAGTATGATTTTTATACAACCGATTATGTTCTTTTCGTGCTGTTGGTGTGGAAATATCAGATACTCGTGACCATGCTAAATTTTCATTACAAGCACGGTTTTCCCAGGGTTTCAAATTAATAACAAACAAACTACCATTTCCTCCCAAACGTTTATTTTTAATAATATTTTCAATACAAAGATTAACTAATTTTTCGTCTGCATCATAATCATCTTTAGACTCTTTATGCCAATCTTCATAATATGCTTGTCCTCCCATTTCAAAAACAAGTTCACGCGCAGTATTATAATACCACTTAAACTCTTCTTTAGAAACTTGTTTCATTGTTAACCTCCTTGTTTGGTTGCGGCATTTCCGTCTTGATGAAACCAATATAGAAAATTTTCCTGTTCTTGTCAAGCACTTTTTTAAATTTAATTTTGCAAATACCAAAGAACTTTATCTGTTTCTGTAAAAATACCAATTTTATGAAAATACAAATCGGGGGTTGGGTGATTATTAATCCATTCTTTTACGGTTTCATAATATTTTCCTTCTATCCAATAATCGCAACCTGCGCGATGTATTGTTGCGGGTCCAGTTAATCGATGCCTTTTACCGTTTTCATACCAAACTTTATATTCAGCATATGGTCTTTCCATTGACGGCAAATCATCATAAGTTCCTTCTAAAATTTCTTTAGTAAATAAACTCATATTGGCACAATAATAAATTTCATTTTTAATTCTAACAATAAAATCTCGTTGTGAAGTATTTTCAGTTTTAAATATTCCAGATTTTAAATAATTTTTTATTGTTTCGTTCATTTATTATTTCCTTAATTTTGTAAAAACCATAGAATTTTGTCTGTTTCAGTAAGAACACCAATTGCATCGAAATAAAGATCAGGATTAGGATGATCTTTAATCCACTCTTTTACGTTTTTATATTTTTTTCCATTTAAAAAGAAAAATTTACTTCCATCTGATCGAATATGCGCTGGACCTATTAATCGATGAAATTTCCATCCTTTTTCGCACCATTCTTTATATCCAGTTGTTAAATCTTCATAAGCGGGTGTATTTTCATTGGGTGATGAAATTTCTAACCAAGGAATGTGAACATCATCTGAAATAAATTTTTCACCATCAATATAATAAATAAACATTATTCAGGCTCATGTGTTACTTTCAAATTTTTTCCCCATTTTTTATTCATTTCTTTAACTTGTTCACATTTTAATTGGGCAATTTTTTCATCATAAACCCCAGCAACACCATAACCTTCCCGGTCAATTTCATAAGCTAATTCTTCACCTTCTTCGTATGTAAAATTAAAAATAGCACTTAATACACTAATTACATAATCAACTGATGTTTCATCATCATTGTGAAAAATAACTTTATGTTTTGGTGGAAGTGAATTTAAAATTTCTTCCATTGTTAATGTTACTGTGCTTGTTGTCATAATTATAATCTCCTTAAACTAATTATCAACTTCTGTTATAACCTGATTAATCAATTTTGTAAAGGATAAAATGATTAATAAAAAATACATTGACAAAAACCAGAAAATTTTCTATATTAATTTTAACAATCAAACAGAAAGGTTTTAAAATGCAAAACATTCTTACTGCTTATCAAGCTCAACAACTTTTTAGTGACTATTCACAAGATAAAATCAATGTTGTTTCTGAAAAAATTTCAGAAAACCTTAAAACAGACTTTAATAATGTTCTACTAAAAGCTATTAAAAATAAAAAATGTTTTTTTGAATTTGTTTGGGATTATAATAATCCAATTTTTAACAAAAATAAGATTAAAGATTTTATCGAATACTTAGAACTAAATGGATATTCTGTTAATGAAGAAGAATGGACCAATGATGATATTGGTTCTATTGAATTTCGTGAACATGTAATACTAGATATTAATTATTAAAAAAGGGGGAAATATCCCCCTTTTTTAATTTATAGTAAACGTTTTTGGTTTTTTGTCTTCTGGTACTTGTTTTTCTAAAACAACGCTTAAAATACCATCAACTAAAGTAACTTCTTTAATTTCTGTATATTCAGGAAGACTAAATTCTCGTTTAAAATCACGAGTAGAAATGCCTTTATAAGCATATTCTTTTTTCTCTTCTTTTTTACCTTCAATTGTTAATACTTGTTTAATTGTATTATTTTTAAATTCTTGCTTTACTGTTAATTCTTCTTTTTTAAAACCAGCTACCGCTAATTCTAACACAGTAATATTTTCATTTTGTTCTAATACATTATATCTTGGATAATCCGTATCGTTTGGAACTGTTGCTCCTACAGAATTGATTAATTCACGGAATAAAATTTGACTTAGATAACCATTTGACATTTGTTTTTCTCCCAATAAGGCTAGAATGTTTAATTTATTTGGAAACCTTTTAATAAGCATTTCCAGACAATCACTTAGATTGCTTTTTTTATTTAGCAAATAATTTTGCTAAATTCAACAATAAAATGTAAAATTTTTTAATATTTTAAACATAATAATAATTTTTCGGTTTCTGAAATATAATTATTATTTTCTATAAAATCTTTAAAATTATATCGATTACCATGTAACCACCAAGTATGTTTAAATGGTAATATAATTGCTGGTCCATTAATTCGATGATATTTTCCTTTATAACAATAATATTGATAATTATTAAAAGAAATTACAGAAGGCCCATCTAATCGACCAAAATTTATATTTAACCAAGGAATTTGATGATATTCTAATTCAATATATTTTTCACCATCCCAAACTTTATACATAAAGTATTTAGTTTTGTAAAAACCATAACACTCGATCTGTTTCAGTCAAGCCAATTGCATCAAAGTATAAATCTGGATTTGGATGATTATTAATCCAATCCCGAATATTTTCATAAAATATATTATTTAAATAAAACCATTCTGAACCATTAGCATGAATAATTGCTGGTCCAGTTAATCGATGTATAATATTTCCTTTATCACACCATTCTTTATATTTTGTATTTCTATCCTCAATTGCTGGAATATTTTCATTTGGTGAAGAAATATTATTCTTAGGTATTTTATCGAATGTATCAGTTGTGAATTTTTTACCATCAACGTAATAAACATAAAACATATGTATCTCCTAATTTTTCAAATACCAAAGAACCTTATCGGTTTCAGTAAAAATACCAATTTTATGAAAATATAAATCGGGATTTGGATGTTCTTTAAGCCAATCATGAACATTTTCATAATATTTGTCATTTAAATAAAAATATTCATCATGACCATCAAATATTTTACCAGTTAAGCGATGATAAACCTTTCCTTTTAAGTACCAAACATTTCTACACAACATAGTATCTATAAATGCAGGTGTATTTTCATCTGGTGACGAAATATCATCCCAAGGAATTTCATCATAATTATTAGTTGTAAATCGTTTACCATCTACATAATAAACATAATTATCATATAATGAGATGGCATCATTCGTTGTATATTCTTTACCATCTATATAATAAACATAATTACTCATGAGCTAACCAAACCTTTCGATCATCTGCACGTTCATTATTAAAAATTAAACTCATTAATTCACCTAAACGACCATCATCCGAAATTGGAATTAATTTAGGATTTTTTAAACTTGTAACCCAATCTGATTCTTCCAAAGAACCCAAACCTTTAGCACGACGAATATTCCATCCACGATATTCTTCTGGCTTAAATTCAGCAACATTATCGCCATACCAATACGACTTTTGTTTACCTTTTTCAGCAATAATAAAAGGCGTCATAAATGCATAAAAATAAGGCTTTTTATCATCAAATAATTCAGGCCACCATTTATAAAAGAAATTTGTTAATAAACCACAAATATGACTTCCATCATGATCCATGTCGGTTGCAAACCAAACTTGCCCATATCTTAAATCACTTAATACAGCTTTTTGGCCTGGAATTAATCCAATAGCATTACAAATATCACGTAATTCATCATTTTCTAAAACTTCACGAGCGGTTTTATCAAACACATTTAATGGCTTTCCTTTTAAAGCTAAACCGCCATGAATTTTTGGATCACGAGCAGGCGCAATCATTCCAACTGCTGAATCACCTTCACCAATTAACAAACGACAAAATGTTCTATTGCTTCCAGTGGCATCTAATAAACCAGCAACTTTTGCTTTACGCATTTTCTTAGCTAATTTTGCTGCTTCTGAATTGTCTAATTTTTGTGTGCGTTCAGAACAACGAGCGTAAATATCATCAATCCATTCTGGATATTGTTTTATAATTTTCTTATATTCAACTTCACCATCTAAATTTTTCTTAATTGCGCGTTCAGCTTCAACATTTGTTAATCTTGTTTTATTTTGACTATCAAATGTTGGGGCTTTCATTTTAGTAACATTATAAATTAATAATCCGGCTGCAATGTCACTGCGATTTGGATTTAATTTACGACGCTTACTTTCTAATTTTAAAGCTTCTAATAATCCATTATAAAAAGTATTTCTAAAAGCACTAATATGTTTACCCGCTTTATCCCAAGCTGGGATATTGTTTACAGAACTATGAACAACTTCTTCATCTAAATTTTCAGCAAAATGTGGTTGCAAATAAAAAACACTGTTAAAATCTGGTTCAGTAATTTCAATAACAATGGGTTTTTTATTAGAAAATAATGTAGCCTGTGTTGTTTTAGCTGATTTTAATAATTCGTCATTCCAATAAACTTTTATGTTTGGATTATTTGCAGCAATTTCCCAAGCACGCGCTTTTAAGTATTCTTCTGGCATTAATAAATGTTTATAAACCCGACCGCTTGGCGTTAATGTTACTTGTGTTCCAACATTTTTACCTTTATAAGGTTTTACAATTTGTTCATGGATTATAATATTTTCTGGTCCAAAATCGCCACCTTTTTCTTTTGATTCAGAAAATTTTTGAGTTAAATGTTTACCATCACGCCAAACATCAACCGTAAATTCTAAAGAAGTAAAAGCTGCAACTGCTGCACCAACACCATTTTGTCCTGCTTGTTCGCCACGTTCACGAAAATTTCTACCAGAAAACATACTTGTGAAAACAAGTTGAACTTTATCTAAAGGAATACCGCGCCCATTATCTAATACTGAAAAAGTAAAAGTAGTTGGATTGTAATTTAATTTTAAAACATTTCCAAAACCTTTGCTAATTTCATCTAATGAATTATCAACAATTTCTCTAAACATTGTTGCAATTGCTGGCGTGTATCGAATATTTTTATATTCTAATTCATTACCATTAAAAACAACTAAATTATCTTCATTTGGAGTTTCGCTACCAAACCACATTCCAGGTCTAGCTCTTGCTTGTTGATAAGGGGTTAGCGCATCAATAATATCATCTTTTATTTTGTTCATTTTTTGTTCCTATTAAAATCTTATTTAGTTTTTTAATTAATTTTGTAAAAAATATAATATTTCAGAGGTATTATCATGAAATATTATTTCAACTTCAAAATTATAATCGTCTGTATCTAATATCATTGTTTTATATGAAAAATATTTTTTGTTTTGTTGTAAAAAATCATCTAACGGATAACCTTTATTAACTGGTTTTTTTTCTATTATTGTAATTAAAATTATAATATTCAGTTTCAGAAATATATTCAATCACCAAATATCTATTTTCTTCTTCAATAAATTTTAATTTGCCAAGAACCATAATATCTCGCATGTTTCATTTAAAAAAATAATTTCAATAAAATAATTTTGAAAAGTTTCATTAATACATTCTAATTTATATGTTAATAAATTTTCGTTTTCTTTGAAAAAATCACTTAAATATCCACTTATTTTATTTTCAGGCAAATACCACATTGTAGAATAAGGACAACCTAAATAATATTTTTTATTATTTCGATCTTTTTCAATTCTAAACATTGTTTTTTAACAACCATAAAATTTCACAAGCATTATCATAAAATGATACTTTTAATTTAAATGAATGATATAAATCATTATGAAGCAATCGATGCTTAAATTCTACAATTTCATATGAAAAATATTCTTTATTCATTTCAATAAAATCAAAAAAACCAGAATAAGTATTTTTATTTGTTTTGAAATATTTTTCAAATTCTTCTTTTGTTAAAATTTTATCGTTTAAATGTATATCATGATATTGAGATGACTTTTTAATTGTAAAATGCTCAGAATTGGCTCTATTTAAATCAACATATTTTGATACTAGGTATAATTTACTCATTCACTTAACTTCCATAAAACATAATCGGTATTATTAGCAAATTCACAAACAATTTTCAATTTATAAATGTTGTTTAAATTAAACTCAGGACTTGGAATAAATTCTATTTTTTCAATTGTAATGTTTGAATACTTTCCAATGTTTTCTAAATTATAAGCTGAATAAATTTTAGAAAATAATCCACAAACACCCAATTCATTGTAAATTGGATGTAATATAAAATATTCAGTTATTATTTCTTCTTCAGAAAATATTACTGGAAATTTTTCGCCAGCAATAAATTTTATAACATTACTTTTCTTATAATCTAAATCAACATAAATTTTCAATTGTTTTTTCCGCCCAACATGTGGTTCCATCAAACTCTAAAGTCATAGAATATTTTCTAGCAATTTGCATCATCCAACGATTATTTCTTAAACATAAACAAATTACTTTTTTAATTTTCTTTTCATAACATACCATAAACATCTCGTCAAGTAATTTTTTACCTAAGCCACGACCACGATATTCCTCTAAGGTAGAAATACCAAACTCACAAATATTATCCTCAGTTATATGAGCATGTAAACAACTCACTAAAATATCATTTTCATAATCACCAAATAATAAATCACTATAATAAATATTCTTTACATAATTTTCAATCATTAAATCATTTGCTAAACCTAAAAAACGCAAATAACGATCATTTTCATTTAAAGTTTTTAAATGAATTAAAACATCATCCTTATTAATAATTTTCATGATTTCTTTTCCATGTTGCACTGCAATATATTTAAATCAAAAAGTTTAAAAAATCAAGATGTTGACAGAAAATATTTTTATGATAATTATAAACAAAAAGGATAAAATTTTATGAGATATATTTATTACGTAAATGGTAAAAAATTTACAACCGATTTTTATTATAGAGTCCCTTGGGGAGAAGTATCTTCATATAGTGAAAATACTCCCGCTTATGAAGATACTTTAACAGGAGAAAAACTTTGGTGCGAAATAAGAGATAGATGGCATCGATTAACTGGACCCTCATATATTAATGAGGACGGAATTAAAAGATTTTGTTTAAATGGGAAACATTATAAAAACGTTCACGATTGGTTAAAAGATCACCCAAATCAAACAAATGCCTTTCAGGTAGAAATGTTGTTAAAATACACATAATTTGATATTTCTAATAAATTTTCTATTCATGGAGAGCCGCAGAAAACAAGGAAATATTGAGAGTGTTCCTATAACTGCAACTTAACAAAAATTAAATTTAAAAAATCACTTGACAAGAACCAGAAAATTTTAGTAATGAATTAATTCAAATATAAATTGTTTTAAATATTTGATGCGTAATGAATTAATTGCAAGTCAAATATTAACAGATCAAGAAATCATTCTTTCTACATCTAGTGAAAATGGCTATGGTACGCAAAATACCATAGCCATTACTTTTTATAATTTTAATGGAAATATAAAATTTTATGGTTCTTTAGATAAAGAAAATTGGTTTGATTTCATTCAAGATAATAAAAAAATTGAATATATTGGTTATGAAAATAATATCACAAGTAAAACTATTTTTTTCTTAATAAATACAATTATCCCCTGGATAAAAATTAAAATTGAATATCGTGCTGGTCAAGTTATAGCATCCGAGCAACGTGTTCAAGGTAAAATCGATAGTATTAGAATAACAAGAGCATAATATGAAAAACAATCAATATTCACAATTTCTTCCACCAGTCAATCGTAATTTTCGAGTTGATACAAATATAGCCAATACAGTTGATGAAGTTTTTCAACCTGGATCAAGAGATATTCTTAGTGGTTGGATTGGTGATAAAACTTCTTGGATGTTACCTAATGACATTTATATTAATGAACCAATTATTAGTAGAACAAACAAGCAACTAAATCCAAGTGTTGTTTCAATGAATAATACAACTGCATTGGTTGCACCTTATGATGATGCTCTTTTAAGATTAAATTATCAAGGTGCTTTAATTGAAGATGAAAATCGTCTTTTTACTTATCAATCCTATAGTTGGTGCCCAAGCATAAATCCAGATATGTTGCTTAATTTTCAACAATATTATTGGGATAGAAATGGCCCACCTGTTTTTGTAATTTCAATTCCAAGATTTACTTATATTCAAGAAACTTTAACCAATGAATTTTCTGCGCCAGAAGCCCTAGAAAGCGTGGTTGTAGAAACAGTGGTACTGGTTGATGGAAACTCAGTTGAACATAGCTACAACGGCTCTAAAGTGGTTTTAAACACTATTCCAGAAATAGGTTCTAAAGTTGTTGTTTTTACAAATGGAAATTTTGCACAAAATATTATTGGAAAAGAAACTTTTGAATTTAATGGAACGAAATTAACAACTGGTATGCGCGTTATCATTCTTGATAATACAGTTAGTGATTTATGGGATTTTGAAGGATGGGATTTAAACGGTAAAGATCAATGGGATTATCCAAAAGGAAAACATGTTCAATTAGTTGAAAATGTTGGTAGAAGCATTTATCTTTTAGATTGGAGTAAGTTTTTAATTCCAGAAACGCCAGAATATATTGTTTCAGAACGTTGGAGTTTAGACGAAAATCCTTGGACAACGATTAATGGTTGGTTTCACAAAGATTGTTGGAAACATGCTAATTTAGAACCAGAATTTACTAATAGAGCAAAAAGACCGATTTTACAACATGACGCATGTGTAAGATTATGGGATTATGGAACACAACATCGACCAGCAGTTCAAGCAGTTTGGAATCGTCCAACTATGAGTATCGATGAAACTTTAAGTAATCAAGCGCCAAATACTAAAGGTGTAAATGGACGATCATTAAAAGATGGTGATCGTATTCTTGTTATCAATGATTTAGATCAAAATTTAATTAATAAAATTTTTGCTTATCGTTTTGTCGATGGGAAAAGTGTTTTAATTTTACAAGAAGATCGTGAATTTTCATTAGGTGAACCTGATTATGGCGATATTGTTAAAATCGATATTGAAGATCATTATTGTAATTGGGATGAAGCACATTGGGACTTAGACCCAAGTATGAACGCAAATCAAAATATTCAATGGGATGTTCCTTATTTTTGGTCTAAAAGAAATGTATTTGGCTGTTCAGAATTATGGTTTGATGGCACAACTTGGCAAGCAGCACAAGATAAAATAAACGCAAATCAAGAAATTTTATTTTGGCTTTATGATTGTGACGGTAATAGTTTATCTGATCAAGGTGTTTATCCACAAAGTAATTTTGTTGGTAGTAAAATATTTTCTTGGAAAATTGATAATACAAATTCAATTGATAAAATTTTAAATGTAAGATTGGCTTTAAATGAAGAAAATCAAATTATTTTTGAAAATTATCAAAAAACACAAACTTATCAAAGTAAATTTGGTGATATAATTGGTGATTATTGGGTTAATTACTTTAATGAAAATCGTTTTTCTGATCAGTATCATTTTGGTGAAAAAATTTATCAAAAATTAAACCAAGATGGAAGTTATGAATTACCAAAAAGTTTAACAAATAATTCATTAAATGAATATGTTTTAGAAATTTCTCGTGGTGAATTATTTGAGCAATTTTCTTCTATTATTGAAAATCAAAATTCCTTTGAAGGAAATTCTTTAAGTTCAAACAATTGGCGTGATACTAAAAGAGATAAAACAAAAGGTGTGCATATTTTACAACACGATGTTCCATTATGGCGAACTGAATTGTTTACAAAATCAAATCAATGGAATATCGTTGATGCAATAGATTTTGTAAACCGAGAATATATTAGATATAAAAATAAATTTATTCAAAAAATTTCTGAATTAGCAAGAATTGGCACAATTGACACACAAGATAATCCAAAAAACATTTGTTTAGCAATCCTTGATAATTTAAGTTTGAATAAAAATAATGAATATCCATTTTTTGCTTCAAAAATGGCCGGTTCAACTTATTATATTCCAAGTACACCAATGCATTTGGGCGTATTACAACCCTTTAATCCTCAAATCATTACAGATAATTCTTATAATCCTGCAAAACAATGGTTACAAGGACATGATGGATCATTAAATCAATTGTTTAATGATTATCGTGACAATATCATCTTAGAATTTGAAAAATTAATTTACGATAATATTTTAGAAAATTATCGTAATCAATTGCCGGTTGTACAAACTAAAAAATTAAAAGAAGGATTTTTTCGTAAACCAATTACAAATGACAATTATGAATTAGGAAAACTTTATCTTCGTAATCAAACGTTTGTTTATAATAACAAAACTTATTTTGTTATTATTGAGTTTACTGCTTTTAATTTTGATTTAGATAAAGATAACTATATTGAGTTATCAAATTGTGAATATTCTATTAAAGAATATAATCAATTATTATTGCCTTATTTTACAAAATTTACAACTTTAAAACAACTTCGTTGGCGTGAACAACAATTCGAAGAAGGCAATCCTTGGACTTATAATTATTATAATTCAGTTTATTTTAATGGTGAATTAGCCGATGGTTCTTGGCGTGCAATTTACAATTATCTTTTTGATACAGATCGCCCTCATTTAACTCCTTGGGAAATGCTAGGATTTAATAATCAACCCGATTGGTGGTTTAATCGTTATGGTAATGCTCCTTATTCAAGTGAAAATGTTTTACTTTGGAATGATTTATCCAAAGGATTTGTTGCTGATCCAAATAATAGTTATTATGATCAAAGTTTTATTCGCCCTGGATTAATTGATATAATTCCAGTAAATGAATTTGGTCAATTAATTGATCCAATTGAAGCGGGAATAATAAATCAATTAAGCATTATATCTGATCGAAACAAAAATTGGTCTTTTGGTGATCGTTCACCCGCTGAAACAGCATTTTATTATAGTGAATATTTTTCTTTTGCTGCTTCCGCCGTTTTATATTTGATGAAACCTTCTCAATTCGTTGAAAGATTTTGGAGTAGAAATTTAGAAAAAATTGTGCATGATGATCACATTGTTCAAACTAATACATTAACCAGATTAAATCCAAAAAATGTTGAATTTCATACTGAAACAAATACGGTTTATGGAATTGCACAATGGTTTTCTGATTACATTATTGGTCAAGGTGCAAAAACAAATTCTTTTGAAAATTATATTAAAAACGCAACTGTAAAATTAACTTGGAAAACAAGTGGATTTGCTGATAAAAAATATTTGGATTTTAATAGTGATTTTTCTGGTATATTATCTAAAAATGATTTTTCTGTTTTATTTTATGAAAGCCCTCCTTTTGCTCAACACACATCAAGTGCCGTTATAGTTGAAAAATCTAATAATGGTTTTGTTGTATTAGGATATGATAGCATCGCTCCTTGGTTTAATTGTTTAGAACACATACCAACTGGTATGAAAAAAACAATTTCAATTAATGATCGAGAAATTCCTGTTGTTGTTAAATGGCGCGCAAGAACTGATTATAAAACCGATATTATTGTAGAATACAATGGTTTAACTTATCGTTGTAATCGTATTCACCAATCAAAAGATTTTTTTGAACAAAAATATTGGGATATTACATCAGTTGATCGCGGTGATTTAAATGCAAGTGTAGAAGTTCCATTAGAATTTACTCTTGAAGTAAAACAAATTGATTATGGTACTGAGTTTTCCAATATACAAGAAGTTGCTAATTTCTTGGCAGAATATCAAGCTTATCTTGAACAAGATGGATGGATTTTTGAAAATATAAATGAAATTACAGGTATGGTTGATAATTTTGATCAATCAATTAAAGAATTTTTATTTTGGAATCAAACACCTTGGGCAATTGGTAACTTTATTGCTTTAAATCCATTTGCTAATTTAGTACAATTCAATCAAGATTTCGGTCAAATAGGAAATATTTATGAACGTTTTCGTGGTGTTTCTAATTTATTAAACAAAACAGGAAATAATGTTGTAAATTCTGATAGTACAATTGATCGAATTGATGGTGAAATTTTTGTTCGTACAAATTCAAATAGTTGTTCTTTTGTTCGTTTATTTAGAACGGCATTAGAACATATTGTTGTTTTTGAAAATACAACTAATTTATCAGATAATCTTTATGTTCCACTTTTAGGAACTCGCATCCCAAGATTGCGTGTAACTGGATGGAGAACTACCAATTGGCAAGGTCGTTTAAACAATCCAGGTTTTATGATTAGTTCGTTGGGTGTTCAACCTAGTTTTGAAATGATTGTTGAAGATATGAGAAATATCTATTCAATAGAATTTCCAGGTGATCAAACAATGCAAGATTATGCAAGACATAATCTTGGTTATGAACCTCGCCAATATTTGACAAATTTAAGATTAAATCGTGAAAGCCAATTTGAATTTTATTTAGGTATGATTCAATCTAAAGGAACAGCAAGTGTTTTTGAACGTTTAAAACGCAGCACTTTTATTTCTCAAAATGATGATTTGGGTTTCTTAGAAGAATGGGCGTTTAGAACCGGAGAATTTGGACAATTAGATAATAGAGAAAATCTCGTAATTGAACTAAACGCGCATTCAATTGTAACAAATAGCCAATTGATTAAATTTATCAATGAAGATGGTATTGATCAATTAGGTGATAATACAATTGAAATTTATAATAATTCATCTAATTGGATTAATCGCCCAAATAGAAAAATTGATTTAACAAATAGAAAAAGCATTTTTAAAACAACTGGACCAGTTAAATTAACTGAAGTAAAATACTCGGCTTTTGATTTTAATGATTTTTCAAATTTAATTGTTGAAGAACAAATTTATTCTTTAGAAGAAAAAGATAAAATTTTACTTTATAATGAAAACTTTAAAACAAGTGCTTTTAGAGTAACACAATTAGGTGCCGAAGAAAATTCTATATTATCAATTTCAGAAGAAGGTATCGTTGAATTTTCACGTCCTCATGAATTAACATCAGATGCTTGGTTGTTTTTTAATTTAAATCCTTTAAATTCAACAGAATTTTATGGTGTTTATCAAGTTAAAATTGTTGATACTTTGCGTGTTGAATTAATTGATAATCCTGGCATTTCTGGTACATTTGAAGAAACTGCAATCGTTTTTAAATTTGTTAACATTTCACAAGGATTAATTGATTATAATATTGATTTTTCTGAAAATGAAATTGTTTATTCAGAAGAAAATGCTTATCAATTTATCAATGGAAGTTTTCAATTGTTAAGAACAACAGAAGATTTCCCAGATAATAGATTGATTTTAGCTTCTCAATTATGTGATGTTGAAAATAAAACTGAAGATTTTAAAAGATTTGTTTATCCTAAATTAACAAATGATTTTATTGCTTGGGATGTTTTAGACGGTTTAATTCCTGGTAGTCCTTTACTTGTTTTAGATTTTACAACTTCTAAAGACCCGATTAACAATTTAGAATTTAATCAAGATAATTTAGGTAAAACTTGGTGGGATACATCAACTGCCTATTTTATAAATTATAAAATTGATAAAAATGATTTAATTTATACAAGAGATAATTGGAGTAAATTAGCACCTAGAAGCAAAATTGACATTTATGTTTATATTAGTTCTGATGTTACGCCTGATGCTTATAATGGTGAAGTAAAATCTGTTGAAGAATTTAAAACATTTGAAGAAACTTTAACAAACGGTAATCGTGTTACACGTTATGCTTATTGGGTTAAACAAAATAATTTTATATTAAAAAATAATCAAACTATTGAGCAATTAATCAATAATATCATTAATCCAATTGATGAAGGATTTAATTTAATTGCTTGGACTAATCCTAATATTGTTTTATTAACCAATTTACAACAATTTAATCAAACTACACGTTTACAATTAAATTATCGTGAAACTAAACAACAAAATAATCATCATAAAGAATATGTTTGTGTAAAACGCAATGACAGTCAAAATGCTATACCAAAATTCTTATGGAAAAAAATGGTTGATAGTTTATGTGGCCAAAATAGTTTGGGAGAACCAACACCGCAAATTGGTTTAATTCATAATTTGGGAAACAATATTCGCCCAAATCAAACATGGTTTAAAAATAGAAATTTAGCTGCGGAAAATATTTTTAAATTTATCAATTACACTTTAAGTTTAATTAACTTAAATGATGAATTTCCTGATGCTTATCAACAATTAACTGCTTTAGACAATGAACCAGAATATTCATTTAAAATTGGAACTGGTTATGATAAAATTGAATTACCTTTAGCCAAATATCAAAATTATGAATACTCAAAAATTTATTCAAATACAAATGAAATTGATTTAAATGACTTAACAGAAAACGAAAGAATTTTAATTGATACAAGATCAATTAATAATTCATATAGCGTAAAAATTAAAAAATCCGATAAATTAATATTAGCTAAAAATTATGATTATGTTGTTGATGATCGTTTAAGCAGAAATGAAATAGCAAATACTTTATCAATTGGTAATCGTGTTTTAGTCGCTGTAGATGAAAATTATAATAATGTTTCAACATTATGGACATTTGATCCAAATTCAACTTATGCAGATAATTTTGGTTTTGTATTTTTACGTTATGCAAGAAATCATAAAACCGATTTTGTTACTTTAAAAAATTGGTATGCAGTTGATCCAAATGAACCTCCGGTTGTTGTTTATCCTGACATTCAATCTCGTACAAGTGCAGAAGCACAATTTCAAAACAATCAACAATTGAATTTTGTCAAAATCAATGATGATGGAACTGGTAATTGGATTTGGCAAAAGAAAATTGATAATAAATGGCAAACTGTAGCTAAACAAAATGGCACCGTTGAATTTTCTGAAAAATTGTGGAAAAATAATAATTTAATTTTCAATGGAATTAATGAAAACGATTTTGTTGAAAATTTTGTCAATAGAAATCCTGCGTATGAAATTCGTGATTTTTTTGAAATTTTAAGAACAGAAATTTTTTCACGTCAACAAGAAAATCAAACATTTTTTGCAGCAGTTAATTATGTTCTTGCTGAACAAGATAATCCTGATTGGTTGTTTAAAACTTCATTTATGAGTGTAAATGGATTTAAAGAACGCATGTGGGCGTCACCAATTAAAATGCAAAATCATTGGGATGATTTATTAAGTTATATTGAAGAAACAAAACCTTATCATGTTAAATTACGTGATGTTAAACGTAAACTTTCTCCTGATCGTGATGATTCATTTTGGTGGTTAAGTGATTTTGATAATTCACCAAGATTGATCGATGGAAAAGTTAAAATTTTAAATCCTTATAATCAAGAAGATCAAATTACAATCAATGAAACTCGTGCTGGTCGTGATTATTATGATGTTTATGATCGCGTAAATCGTGATAGAAACAATTATGATGCTAATACTTATAATCCAGTAAGAAAAATAAAAATGAAAATGAGATTAGATCGTGTAACAACCAAATATAAAGGTTGGGATACTTTTTCATGGAATAATTCTTCTGCATTTGATAGCGAAAATCAACAAACTGTTACAACCAATACTACAGAATTAATTGATTCATCATATGGCAATCAACCATTTGATAATATTCCTTATAATGGTTATAATAAAAATAGTTCTCGTTGGGTTGATCAATTAGGGGCAGTTGGAAGAATTTTAAAATATTATAATCCAAGATTAAATCAAAATAAAAACATTCAAGATTTAATGAGTATTAAAAATGTTCAAACAATTACAGGTGGTAATTTTGTTGCTGTTAATTATGATATTCGTGAATTAACTTGGGATAATGAAAATTTAGAAACTACTCATAGTTTATTAATTTGGGGTGTTAAAAAACAATCTGAAACTAATCAAACTTACACTTTACCTCAAGTTTATAATCAAAAAAACATACAAGTTTATTTTGAAAAAACAGGTAATATTGGATTTGATCGATTAATAAACGGAAAAGATTATGTTGTTAATAACGATCAAGTTGTTACTAACTTAAACAATAATAATGGTACAATTGCCATATTAATTGTTGGTAATGATTTGATTGATTTAAAATTATCAGGTGGTGAATTAGCAAGAGGATTTAAGTATGTAGCTGATTTAGCACAAACTGTTTTTTCAATTGATGCAGATTTTGATTTTGATGAAACTAATACTAGAGTTTTTGTTAATAAACATGAAGTGTTTTATGGTAGTAAAGCCAATCAATACTTATTTGATAATTTAAAACAAAATGTAGTATTAATTCAACCAACCAATCGTTTAGATGAAGTTATTATTTTAATAACAAAACCTAAAATGCCTTGGGATATTGATGTAAATGGTGGTAATTTTATTTTCTCAGATGATCGTTGCGAAGAACGTGCAAATGTTATCATTTATGATCCATTAAAAATTATTACAACTAGAAAAAACTCTCGCGGCGTTAGTCAAATAAAAAGTAATTTAGTTGAATATAATAACAATTCTGTTTTATCAACTGAAATTTTTCCATTTTGGGTTGATAGTTGGATTAATGGGGTTAAAGATAGAAATTTTGTTCTTAATCAATTGAATTATTCAGTAAGTAATAATCTTTGGTTAAACGAATTAGTTGAAATTTCAACAAGAAGTATGTCAGGAAATCCAGTTGAACCTGATAAGATTTTATTTGGTGAAATATCAACCAATCAAATTGTGTTCGATTATGATTTAACTGATGTTTATCATATAAGAGTTTTTAAAAATACATTAGAAAGTGTTTATACAACTAATTTAAATCAAATTGTTGTTAATGGAACAATTGGCGATGAAGTAATTGTTATGATTTACAAAAAAACAATTTTACAAGAAGAAATTGTTATTGCTAATCAATTTTCTTTTATTCAAAATTTCTTAGACGCTTTTGAAAATCAAATTTTTTATCCTAGAGTTTATATTAATGATGTTGAAAGTAATTTTACTATTATTGATAAAAATACTATTGCATGGGTTTCTTTGTCAACTGATATTGTAAAAGTTGAATTAAGCAATCAACCTTACGATTTTGATTTTGAACAATATCGTCAAATTGTAATTCCAGGCGCTAACCCAAATCAAATTGCTTTTCCAAATAATTTAGTTAAAAATGATATTTTAACTGGCGTTAAAATTTATGGAAATGGTAAATTATTAAATGGTCCTGATCACATTTATAGAAAATTTGCGGGTGTTGAAAGAATTATAACAATGCAAAATTATTCTTCTGTAAATGATTTAATTGTTCGATTTAATAATGAAGATTTAATTGTTGGTTCAAGTATTATGTATTCAGCGTTAAATCAAGTTGATTTAGATGTTTGGCCCAATGATATAATTCCTGCAAATGCAGATGTTTTATTAGTTGAAAATACTTTAATTTTTAAAGATTATTTGGAAGGAAATGTTTTTGTAGAAAATATTACTGTTTCTGATTATCGTTGGAATAAAACAACAGAAATTTTAGAAATTAATAATCCCGATTCTGTAGAATTAGAAATCGATGTTATTGAAAATCAACAAAAAGAAACTGTTCATTTACGTTATTGGGGTAATAATTATGCTCGATATAATGTTCCATCTAAACCAATTAATCCAGCGTATGTTTTTGTTTATGTAAATGGTAAAAAACAAATGTGGGGCAAAGATTGGATTTGGAACACTCATGCAATTGATGCTTGGGATAATCAAGGATGGGATACAAACAATTGGGATATGGGCAAAATTTCTTCTATTCAATTAATCCCAACACATAAAACTTCTGACATAATTGAGATTTTCATTGAACCAAATAATCATGCTGAAATGGAAGCAAGTTGGGGACAATTTGTAAATGGCAAATTCTCAGAACATTTTTCAATCAATGATCAAAATGTTGGTAATGTAATAGCCTTAGAACGCGATTTAAGCCTCACCAAGAGGGTTCAAGCTGATTGGATGAGGGAAGGTAGCCAATATGCTTTATATCGCACAGGAGAGCGTTTAGAGGGGCGTAGAATTGAAGATAATGGTACAACCGCAGTTGCGTCATTATTAACCAATCAAACACAACACACAACAAATCAAAATTATATTATCACAGATTTTGTTAAAATTTCAGTTCAAGTTGGTCAAGATGAATATCTTGTTCCTTGGAATGAAAATGAATTTTATGTTGAACGTGATAATTTGATTTATTATAATTATACAAAAACAAGAATTGGTAATAATGTTTATGTTAAATTAAATACTGTACCAACTTCTGAATTTGATTTAGTTGTTAATAAAATAAATGTTTATGATGACAAATCATTTAAAGAAAATGAAAGAGTTATTTTAGTTGATAGCAAAAGTCGTTTAGCAGGACCAGTTGAAATTTTTAAAAATACTTCATGGGATGTTGGCTTTTGGAATAAATTTAAATGGGATGATAAATTAAATGGAACCTTTGAAACCTCAAGATCAAGTGTTGTTAAAAAAATCAAACATCAAAACAGAAAAAAATTATGATGTTAAAAGTGTTTTAAATATAACAGATACATTAACCATACGAGTAAAAGGTAAAAACCTTTTAAGTATGAAACCAAATTTAGGACCAGATATTTTATGAATTTAGAAAATAAAATTACAGGAAGATTTACAATTAGAGATAAAAATACCTCTGAAATAATTCTTGAGAAAACAAATGCAATTCATTATGAAAATTTTGGTGAAGCATTGGCTTTGGCCGCTGCTGGAAATGCAGAAGGGCATATTTATGAAATGCATTTTGGTAATGGCGCAAGTATTATTGATTCAGTTGGTGCAATTTCTTATTATCCACCAAATGTTGAAGGGGTAAATGCCAATCTTTATAATCCTACATATTTTAAAATTGTAGATCAAAAAAGTTCTGCTAATTCAAATCCAACTGCTAATTTTATGGAAGTAAAACATACAAGAGGAAATCTCTTTACTGATATAATTATAGTTTGTACTTTGGATTATGGTGAACCATCAGGCCAAGATGCATTTGATTTAACAAATGATTTAGAAGGTGATTTTATATTTGATGAAATTGGTTTGAAATCTTTTTCTAGTGTTGCAGGCGCAGGTAAATTATTAACTCATGCAATTTTCTCACCAATTCAAAAAAGTTTAAATCGCAGTTATGAAATTGAATATGTAATTAGAATTGCAACTTGTTAAAAATAATAGATAATATAATCATCAAATTCATCATAATCTTTATTAGCATTATGACGATTAGGAAGAATATTTTCAATTTTAAGCAATTCTCTTAATCCTTCAAATATTCCAAAATGAGAATTTAAAACAAATGGTAATTGAATAAAATTACCATTTTTATTTTGCCAAAGAGAATATCCAAGTTCATTTGTTTCAACATGAAATAAAATATTTTTATCTCGCTCAATAAAAGAAATTACTTCTCTAGGGTGATTAAAAAGATATTCTTTGTTGGTTAATTTATTAACAACTTTAAATCTCATATTATTTGAGTTATTAATAACTTTAATATTAAAAGTCATATCGAGTGTTCTTCAATTACAATTAATTCTAAATGATTAATGTCTCTTGGGAATACAATAAAACCCAAGAGACATGTAAGAATAAACAACCAAATGTAAAAGTAAACGTTATTCATTGATAAATTTAACAGTTACAGAATCAAGACTATCAAGTTCGCCACTATTAAGCATAATTTCATACTTAGTAGCGCAAATTTTGAAAACACGAATTTGATCTTCATTGTCAATATAAGTAATTTCGTACATGTTAAATCTCCTTGTTAGTTAGTTTTATAACTTTACCAGAAAATTTATGTTTGTCAACTATTTTGAAAAATTTGTTCCCAAAATTTTTTCAAATTTTTGTTTAGTTGATTAGTTAAGTAAAAATAAAAACATTCAGCTTGCCATTCTTGAGGACTTTTCTTACTATATTTTGTAGGAAACCAATCTAATAAATCTATTTTTTGAAATATTGATGCGTGATCATCAATATACTTTCTATCTAAATTAAACTCTTGATCGTTTTCAAAAACTAATTTAACTTTTTTATCAGTTAATTCTACAATTTCACATTTTAATCCATTTAAATCAGGATTGCTTTTACTATTACAAATTAATCGATCCCCAACAGAAAAATTTTTATCGTCTTTTAAAAATTCATAAAAATTATCATTGATTTTTTTAATTGTTTGTTCAGAAATTTGTTCGTAATACCATTTATGACCTAATTCATGTAAAATTGTATGCAATCCTTGATTATCAACGTGTGTCATATTTGAATTTAAATGAATCTCATGTAATGTTGGGTAATAAAGACCAGCTTGTTTCATTTTTCTAAAAACGATTTTACCATCAAATACATCTAATAATCCATGTGAAGCTAAAATAGATTTTATTTCTTCTAATATTGTTAAACACTTTTTCTTACTTGATTCTCTAAAATTTTCCGGCCAAATAATTGTTATATCATCCATTGTTTTTTCTAATTGTGGCAATTCTCCAAAACAACTTTGAAATGAATTATCATTCACTTGCAATCCAGTATTTAAGAATTTATACAACTCTTCTTTACTCATTGTTTTATTTTCAATACATTTAGAATAATAGTTTATTTCTTCAATAACTTCTTTATTTAATCGCCCATTGTTTATTAATAATTTTTTAATATCTAAATTAAATTGAGACCCTAATAATTTAATTAATAAAGTTGTTTTTATTTTATAAACAAGATAATTTTTATTTTCTGGAATAACAATAACACTTGGGAATGTTTTTTGTGTGTAAAACCAAACGGCTTCTGGATATTTTGCAATTCTTAACATTAAATTTTTCCTTGTTTTTATCTAAATATTTAAAACAAATTAGGTATTTAAGATGAGTTATATTTTTACAACATTTGATGGCACTACTAGAAATTTTACAGTTAATGATTTTGTCATAGATAATTCATTAGCGCCAATTGTTTTATTAGGACGTGGGGCAACTGATTATGGTTTACCTGTTGCTAAAACATTAATTAATTTATGTGAAAATTTTGCAAGCCCTAATCCTACAGCAATTAATGCTTTAAAACCGTTACGTGGTCAAACTTGGTTTAATACTCAAGAATTAAAATTAAAAGTAAACGTTTCAGCTAATCCAAGTGTACCAGATTGGAGAAATATTGGTTCAAATACAACGGTAGCTAATACTGCACCATCCGGCCCAAGTGTGGGTGATTTATGGTTTAATAATTTAACTGGACAATTATTAGTTTGGGATGGAAGTAATTGGCGTTTACCAAGCCAATTTACTAATAATTCTACAACACTTATAGATGCTGTTTACATGGGTGTTAATTTGCTTTTTGTTATTATTAATGGTGTTATTGTTGCAGTTTGGGCCGATGGTTTAATTGCTAGTGTACCAGCTACAATTATTTTACGAGGCGTTACTTATCAATGGGGTGCAAGATTTTCAAATGGTATTGATAAAGGATTAAATTCTTGTAATGAAAGCTTAGGTTTTAAATTTCGTGGAACAAGTACAAGTTCTGATTATGCTGATTTAGCTGAACGTTATTTTAGTGGTCACGCAATTCCTCCTGGTACGGTTGTTGAGATTGGTGGCGAAAATGAAATTCAACCAACAACACACTCGATGAGTGAAAATGTTTTTGGCGTTATAAGTGCTAATCCTGGTTTTAGAATGAATGACAAAATTGAATATAATAATTCTTCTCACCCATTTGTTGCTTTAACTGGACGTGTTCCTGTATTAACTACAGGAATTGTTAAAAAAGGTCAACGTTTAGTTAGTTCTCATATCCCCGGTGTTGCAAAAGCATTTTCTGGCAATCTTAAAGATTTAAGTGTTTATTGTGTTATTGGTCGTGCATTAGAAGATAAATTAACAAAAGAAATTGGTTTAATTGAAGTTGCATTAGGAGCAAAATAATGGTTTATCAAATTGGCTCTAAAATTACAACTGCCGAATATAATGGCTTTACCGATATTGTAAAATCTGTTTATGGTGAAGGTAATGGTACTTTTGGTTATGGTCAAAATATTATAACATTAACAAATGCTAACGTAGGACAAAAAATTACAAGTGCTCAATGGAGTTCAATGCGTGAAGCTTGTTTAGTTTGTGCAAATCACCAAGGAACCAGTTCAACAACTATGCCACCAGCAAATTTATTAGCGGTTGGTAAAATTATTGAAGCATATGAAAGTTCTGCCCCAACTTCAGATCAGTATGATTTAGATACAGTTGTTTTTGCCATAGCTGCAAACCCGGCAAGATTTCAAACTAATAATGGATTATCAATGACATTATTGGTTAATGAATACTCAGATACTAGAACTTTGGGATGGGGTAGTTTAACAACTCCAACTATAACTTGTTCGTTTGATGTTAATTTTCGTGATGAAGATCATGCTCGTTGGTTTTTTAATAGTGGTGGTGAAATACGAGTAGCGCTTTATCATCCAAATGGCGTTGGTAATGATAAACAATGGCATGGTGCTTTGGGCGGTGTTGGTGTTTTAAGATTTTCACATAATCAATCTATTACTAATGGATTACCAATTCAAACAAAAAATATTGGTTATTATCAATTAACAGCTTCGCAACAAATTGTTTTTAATGCAACTGATTTAAGTAATTATACTTATGTTTTCCCAGGTGGACCACAAACAGGCGGTTCAAATGATAAATTAAAAATTGAAGCACAACGTTTAGGTTATTTGGGAGTAAGAGGCGGCAATGGATCATCAATTAGATTTACTGTTACAATGACTGAAAATTCACCTACCGTTTCTCCTTCAATTTCTCCTGGTACTAAAGTATCAGTTGATATTTTACATGCAACTGGTCCTGTTGATGTTGATCCACCTGAATCAATTGTTAATGTTAATAGTTTAGATATTTAATAATCTAAATAAAATAAAGAAAGGAATTTAATATGGATGAACGTTTAAGTCGTGCGTTAGAACATGGTCGGTTGAAATCAACAATTCAAACACAAACACAAATTGCACGAGAAAATTATGAAAGTAATCTTTTATTCAATTATGAAAAAGGCTTGTTTCGTGCAACACAAGAAAATTTAAGTTATTGGAGTTGTTTGTTATCACGTTATAATGATTCAATTGTTTTAGATGATAGAAAAAAACCTATTGAAATTTTAGATTTAAAAACATTTTTAGATACTGCATTTGATATTCATCATCAAGCTAATAATGAATATTACTCCGAATTATTGCGAATTAAAAATTCAAGAAATGTAAAGCAGGCAGCTAATGTCTAATGGTATTTGTATTTTTGCAAATAATAATGGATTAATTGATTATACCCAACAAGCAATGGTTTGTTCTGCCATGCTTAAATCTAATTTAAAAGAAAATAATGTTGCTTTAATCACAGACCAAGGAAGTTGGGATTATATTAAAAATCGTTATGATAATAATTTAATTTCTTATTTATTTCAAGAAATTGTTTTTCTTGATTATGCTGATTTAAAAGATCAATTGCGTGTTTTTAGAGATGGCCCTTATTCAAATGTTACAGGTAATTGGCGTAATAATCCAAGATCAAAGGTTTATCAATTAACTCCTTGGAAAAAAACATTATTAATTGACAGTGATTATCTTATTCAAAGTTCTTGGTTGGATTACATATGGTCAAGTAAAGATTTTTTAATTAATACAAATGCAATGAATTTATTGGATAATAAAGAAGGATTGGATGTTTATATTGATGGATTTTCAATACCTGTAAATTGGGCGACTGTTTGTTATTTTAATAAATGTTCTGAACACAATGATTTTTTTCAATTAGTTGAACATATAATTGATAATCTTGAATATTATCAACACTCATATAATTACTCAGGAAATTTATTTAGAAATGATTTTATTTTTGGAATAGCTAATTTTATAATGGGCGGAAATAAATTAGAAAGTTTTGCTAAATCATTTCCAAATCCTGTTTTAAGAACTTCAGTTGATCGAGATGATTTATTAGAACCAAAAGAAAAAAATAGTTTAACATTTTTAGCAAATAAATCAGCCGAAGAACATTGGATTTGGAATGCAATTTTAGTTAAAAATCAAAATGTACATGTAATGAACAAACATGCAATTGGACGACATGCTGAAACTTTATTAAAATTACATTTACCAGAAAGTTTGGTGCAATATGTCTAGTATTGGTTATTTTACGTTTGCTCAAAATTCAAAAATTGATTATGTAAAATTGGCTTATGTTTGTGCTTTATCTTTGAAAATTTCACAACCCAATATAAACAAAATGAGTGTTGCAGTAACACCCAAAACCAAAATTACTGAAAAACAAAAATTAATTTTTGATCAAATAATTGAAATTCCTTGGCATGATGACGCAAAAGATGCGGATTGGAAATTACAAAATGAATGGAAAGCATTACATATAAGCCCTTATGATTTAACTTTGAAAATTGATTCCGATATGTTTTTTAATTCAAATATTGAACATTGGTTTAAAGAATTACAATTTTATGATTTTACTATTTGCAATAAAGTTTATAACTTTCGTGAAGAAAATGTTAGTGATAATTATGCTTATCGTGAAGATTTTAAATCATGTGAATTACCAAATGTTTATTCTGGATTAACATGGTTTAAAAAAAATACCGAAAAATCAATGGAAATTTTTCGTGATATTGAAAACATTTTTCATAATTTTGCGGAATGGAAAAATGAATTTTTAAAAGAAGAAAAAACAGGATTTGCTACAACTGATGTTGCTTTTGCTTTAGCCAGTAAATTAAATGATTATAATGAAAATAATGTTTTAAAATTTATTCATATGAAAACACAATTGCAGAATTTTTCTGGTGAATATATTGGTGAAAATTGGACTAATAGTATTAGTTCTTATATTACAAAAACTGGTCAATTAAGATTGGGTAAATTTGAACCTCGCATTCCTGTTCATTATGTTATTAAAAATTTAATTTCAGATGAACAAATTAAACATTTGGAGAAAATAGTAGGTGTTTAAAATATACTATGAAAACCAAAATATAAAAGCAATTACAAGAAAAAAACTCGATTATGAGTTTATTATTGATGATCAATTAAGTAATGATTTTATTTCTGGTTTAGAAAAACCATGTGAATATCAAATATTTGACATTGATAATAAAAAAATAATTTATAAAATAGATAAATTAAACATACTAAAAGTTCAAAATAGATTATTTTCTCCAAACACTACAATAACCAGTAATAGTATTAAAATTACTCTTTATGAATATACTAATACGGTATCAATTGAATTAACAGATAAACACAAAGATTATATTCTTTCTTCAATTGAAAATAAGTTCAAATTAATATTTCAAACTGATGATTACCAATTAGTTTTTAAAACAGAATTTTCAATTGAAGAATTATTAGAAAAGAAAAAAATATTTTTTAATGATATTAATTTAGTTCTTATTGATAAAATTTTATGTTCTGCCTGTTCTTTAAATGTTTTTATTCATAAAACTAAAAAAAGTAAATTAATTGAAGTTAATGCTTTAATTGATGCAGAAAGTGAATATCCAATTAATAAAGATGCAGATGTTGAAATACAAATTTATAAAAAACAAAATTTTGATTACGCAATTAGTGTTATTTTAAAAAACCCAACAACTCCAAATTTTGATATTGATTATTGGATTTTTGGGTTAGTTGATCGTTTTAATAAAAATAAAGTTTATCAATGGATAAAAATTCCAGTTAATGAATTATTAGAAAAAAAACAATATCATACTGGATTTACATTGAAAAAAAGATTAAAACCAAGTATAATTATTGGTAGAAATATATTTGAAAATACAGGCGTACAATGGAAATAAAATTAAACGAATTAGATACTATATTCATTTCTTATGACGAACCAAATGCAGAAGAGAATTTTTCTAAATTATCAGAACAAATTCATTGGGTTAAAAGAAGTCATGGCGTAAAAGGATTTGATTTGGCGCATCAAACCGCAGGAAATTTATCAGAAACCGAATTTACAATTACAGTTGATGGCGATACTCAAGTTATAGATAGCTTTTTTAATAAAACAATTGATTTTCCAGAAAATATAAATGCAATTTCTTTTAATTCAGTAAATCAAATTAATGGATTGGTTTATGGAAATGGTGGAGTAAAAATTTGGCGAAATGAATTTTTAAAAAATATGAATTTTCATGAATTAAGCAAAAATGATGGTATAGATTTTTGTTGGGATCAATTATATCTTCAATTAGATGAAACTGTTGGTTGGACTTTTCCAAATGGTTCTGCACTTCAAGCATGGAGAGTTGGTTTTCGTGAAGGAACAAAATTAAGTTTAAATCAAGGTAAACCAATTTCATTTGATGAAATTAAAAAACAAACAAGAAATTATCAAATGTTAATGGCTTGGTTATCTTTAGGTCAAGATGTAAAATATGGAAATTATGCCATGTTGGGAGCGCATCAAGGATTATTAATGAGTTTAACCGAACCAACTAAAATTTCTTTAGTTAAAGATTATGATTATTTAAAAAATATGTTTAATAAAATTAATGATGTTGAAAAAGAACTGGTTGATAATAATGAAAAATTAATAAAATTAATAAAAGAAAATATTCCATTACACAGTATTGAAACTTCAAAATGGATTAAAAATTATGCAGGAATTTATATTAGATGAAATATCTAGGAAGTAAAAATAAAATATCAAAATATTTATTACCTATTTTATTACAAAATAGAAATAATAAAACATGGATAGAGCCTTTTGTTGGTGGCGCTAATCTAATTGATAAAATTGATGGTAATAGAATTGGTAATGATAATAATCATTATCTTATTTCTCTTTTTATAGCTTTACAAAATGGATATATTCCACCTGATACTATTTCTAAAGATTTATATATTGATATAAAAAATAATAAAGAAAATTATCCCAAAGAATTAGTAGGTTTTGTTGGTTTTTGTTGTAGTTTTGGTGCTAAGTTTTTTAATGGATATGCAACTGATAAAACTAATAGAAACTATGCATTAGAAGGAAAAACTAATTTATTAAAACAAATAAAAAATTTACAAAATGTTAAATTTTTTTGTGGTAATTATTATGATTTAGATATTCCAGAAAATAGCTTAATTTATTGTGATCCCCCTTATGAAGGTACAACAAAATATAACACCAAATTTAACCATAATGAATTTTGGAATTGGTGTAGAAATAAATCTTTAGAAGGTCATTTAGTTTATATTTCAGAATATAATTCACCAAAAGATTTTGAATGTATATTTGAACATGAAACATTTACTAATTTTAGTTTACAAAAAAATATTAATACAAAAAGAATAGAAAAATTATTTGTTTATAAAGGTTAAATTATGATTTCAAAAACATTTTGCGTTTACCCTTGGATACATTTAACAGCCAATACATCTGGTTTCCCAAGTTATTGTTGTGTGGCAAAAAAAGGCGGTAGATTAAAACATGAAGGTAATAGTTTAGATTTAAGCAAAGATGAAATTGATTTAGCTTGGAATAGTTCCGATTTAATTGATATCCGCAATTCTATGATAAAAGGCGAAAAAATATCTGGTTGTGATATTTGTTATCGTCAAGAAGAAATAGGAAAATATTCTTATCGTGAACGACACAATAATGAATGGATCGATAAATTAGGAGTTGAAGAAATTGAACGCCGGGTTAATGATAGTATTGAAAATGATGGCTTTGTTTTTGATACTCCTGTGTATTTGGATTTAAGATTAGGTAATACTTGTAATTTAAAATGTCGCATGTGTAATCCACATAATAGTTCTGCAATTGCTTCAGAATGGTTACAATTAGATCAACAACTTGATTATACAAATTGGCAAAAACAATTTAATCAAACCAATACTAAAAATTATCGTTGGTATGAAAGTGATGTATTTTGGAACTCTTTGAAAAATATATCAACTGATATAAAGAAAATTTATATGACTGGCGGTGAACCAACTTTAATTAAACAAAATACCAAATATTTGCAAGAATTAATTGATAATGGCAAAAGTAAAAATATTGAATTATTTTTTAATATAAATGGAACTAATTTACCAGATGAATTTTTATCTTTATTAGAACATTTTCAATTTACTAATATTAATTTAAGTATTGATGGTTATGATAAATTGAATTATTATATTCGCTATCCAAGTGATTTTTCAATAATTGAAAAAAATGTATTAAAATTAAAAAACTTAAACTTATCAAATTTAGGAATTGGATTTAGTCCAGTCGTTCAAATTTATAATATTTTAGACATATTTCCATTAATTGAATGGATTGATAGTTTACAAATATCAGATGTATTAGTTGATTTTTTATTATGTGATAATCCAAGCTATTTGTGTATTGATCATTTACCTAAAGAAATTTGCGATTTAGCTATTGATAAATTACAAAAAATAAAATCTTTAAAAATTTATAATAACAATAATTTAAGATCAGAATTTTTGCGTAATTCTGTTGAAAGTTTAATTGTAAAATTACAAAATTGTGTGGAAGATGAAAAACAATTAAAATTTTTTGCTGAATATACTAAAATTTTAGACCAACAACGCAATTGTAATTTTGAAGAATATTGTTCTGAATTATATCAAAAATTACAAAAATATTTTTAGTTGACAAAAATATAATTTATGATAATCTTTTATATGAATATAAAGGAGATTAACATGCAAAATAAATTGCAATTTACTAAACAAGAATTTAATCAATTTATTAATCGACCTGATCAATTTGATGATTTTTTTGAAATCGTTTTTGACGATATTCCTTATAATCTTCCTGATTATGTACGCGTAAAAGGTGAAACTCATCGTGACTATGTTGAAGATGATGGCCGTGAATATCGAGTTCTTATTTTTAAAGACAAAGAAAATAATGAATATGAATTAAATTATACTTGGAACCCTGATTGGGATAATGATTATTTTAATATTCCTGATTTTGTTGAAATTGTTGAAACGTCTATTATGTTTCCACATAAACCTGTTGTAAAAGTTGAACCTGAATTAACTCATGAACAAAAACTTGATAAGGAACTTTGGAGTCGTTATATTGATATTGAAAATAGTTGTCGTATTGTTATTCCAAAAGAAAAATTAAAAATTCCAAAATCAATTATAGATGATATTAAATTATTTTTGAAAACGGAAAAATTTAATATGTATCAATTACGAGGAAAAATTATTCCTGTTTGTATTGAATATAAATTAGAACAAACATCATTTTGGAATTGGCTACAATCTAAAAAATAATAGGGGAAAGAAAAATATTTTTCTTTCCCCTATTGACATATAGATATTATATGATATTTTCATAGTATGAAAAACTTAACATTAAAAAACACATATATAACATCAGATCATCATTTTTCTCATAAAAATATTCTGAAATACACTAATAGAGAATTTTCTTTGGTAGAAGAAATGAATGAACATATGATCAACGAATGGAATTCAGTAGTAACAGACAATGATACTGTTTTCTATTTGGGGGATTTTTGTTTTGAACGAAACCCAACAAAAATTAATGAAATTCTTTATCGTTTAAAAGGTGACATTGTTTTTATTAAAGGCAATCATGATAGTGAAGAATTATGCAGAAATAAAAGATTTTCTTATGTTGCTGATTACTATGAATTGGCTGTAGAAGGTTATCGTTTTGTTATGATGCATTATCCATTATTAGAATGGAATGGTGGTCACAAAGGAAATATTATGCTTCACGGGCATTGTCATGGTAATTTAGGAAAAATTACTAATAGAAGAGTCGATGTTGGTGTTGATAGTTTGGGTTATAAACCAAAAAACTTATCTCAAATCATTCAATATATTAAAGATAAAAACGTTTGGGAGATTTTACCAAAACATCATGATTAATAATTATAACAATGGATTTAAAAATGTTTGTTTTTTATGTTGATGGTAAAAAATTTACAACCGATAACTACAATAAAATTCTTTGGGATGATTTCTCTTCACCAGATGAAAATACCCCTGCTTTTGAAAATATATTAAAGGGCCTAAAAGTTTGGTGTTTAAAAGGATTTATTCATCACCGATTAACTGGTCCATCAGAAATATTAGGTGATGGTACTTACTGGTTTTGGTTAGATAATAAATTTTATGGTAAAAATTGTCACGATTGGCTAAAAGAACACCCAAATCAAACAAATGCCTTTCAAATTGAAATGCTTTTAAAATATACATAAATATTTTATGCTAGAACCTTTATATTGCTCATATCCAATTTTAACCGATTTTCATATTTTTGCTGATTTAGCTAATAAAATTAAAGAACAAATTGAAATAGATATTCAAAATGAATTTCATATAACTTTAATTTATAGCCAAAATCCGGTTGATAAAAATCAAATTTACAATTTCTTAATGAATAAATTTATAAGTTGGGGAAATCCAATTGTAACTTTAAACAAATTAGAATTGTTTGGTGATTATTTGGTAATTTTAGTTGATAGTAAAAGATTACATGATGAATTTGATGAATTAAAAAACAAATTCGATTGTAGTTGGGATTTTGATAGTTATCAACCTCATATTTCTTTAGGTAAAATTAATCCTGAAGATTATTCTAAAATAAAATTAATTTTACCTGATGTAAAAATACAAACTGATTTATTTAAACTAGACGAATTAATAGGAGATTAATATGTACTTTA